TAACCTTCTTCTAAAAACTTTATAACAGCTTTAAATTCGTTAACATCACCTACTTTTTGTTTATCTCGCCCCATTTCTTAACCTTTGTTCTTCTACACGGTGACAGTTAGCACAAAGAACTTCACATTTTTCAATTTCATGTTCAATTTGTTTGAATTGTGCCCAACTTGTTCTCCAATAACTCGATACATTTTTTTCTTTTAATAATTTATCTAAATGATGAAAGTCTAAAGCTATTGCATGCTTATTGTAGCCACAATGATTACAACCTTTTTTTAATTTAATATTATTTACATGCTCAGATATTAGATCATATTTTATTTTTTTACCATCTCTTTTTCTTTGCATCTCTTTCGCATGTTGCTCCGGGCTTCTCCAAATTTCCTTATAATACCCCGATTTTCTAGTTACAGACTTTACGTAAGCATCAAATATAAATCCATCTTCTCTAACATCACCGCATTTAAATGGTTTATTTGTTTCTGGATTAATGCGTTTCATTTCTTTTTAATCTCGCCCCATGATGGTCCTATCTCCGCGTCGACTTTAAGTGGAACTTTCAAGTCAACTGTATGTTCCATAATCTCCTTGATCCGTGATGCTTGTTCCTTGCTCTCAACGGAACAGTTTAATTCATCATGTACTTGTATGTGAGAAACAATACCCTCTTCATACAAATCAACCATCGCTTTTTTTGTCATGTCGGCAGATGATCCTTGTATTAATCTATTAAGTGCCTTGTATGTAAAAGCACGTTTTAAGTCACGCCCATATTCTCTCTCTGCTTCAGCTAGAGGTAAAGACTTATGAATACCAAATGCTCTTGGTTCCCATCTTTCAAACCTACATTTACGACCAAGCAGTGTGCGTAAGAAACCAATATTATCAGCTTTCCGGGTAGCTTGTTCCATTAATTGTTTTACAAAAGGAACGTTCGCATGAAACTTTGCGAATAACTCTTCTGTCTCTTCTTTATCTAAACCTAACTCGCTAGATAGCTTACCTTTACCCATACCATACATCATACCAAGATTAATTGTTTTAGCTGTACGTCTATCTATGCCCGCCATATCGGCAACGGCTTGATGAAAGTCGGGATCTTCTGTCTTATAAGACTCAATGACCTCGTCGGCGCCTTTCAAACCGCCACCGGTAAGCGCGGCGAAGTGGACAAGAACACGAGGCTCCTGTTGGCTATAGTCAAATGACCCCCACTTGCAACCCTCGTCTGGGACGAAGATTGATCTTATCAACGGCCCGATATCTTTATTTCGTGCCGGAATCTGTTGTAAATTTGGATTGTTGTATGAGAATCTTCCTGTTGCAGTCCCCGCTAACCCGCTTTCACTTCTCATTTGATTTATGTTAGCATGTATTCTACCATTATGTTTATGTCTAAATATTGTATCAATAAATGTAGCCCTAGCTTTATTTGTTTCTCTCGCATGAACAATTTGTTTTGCTAAAGGATGATTATGCGTAACTAAAAAGTTTTTATCAAACTTTGGTTGTTTTGTTTTTTCGGTCCTGTCGTAAGGTATATTAAATTTATCAAATGCTTTTGCTACACTAACAGCAGACCATACTTCAACATTAATACCTGTATCTTTTTTAATTTGTTGTAGTGTATCTTTTTCTTGTTTAATTAAATTCTTTTCTATTTTCTTTGCTTTATCTAAATCAACGCGGACACCTTTCCACGTCATGTCTAATAAACAAGGAAATAATCTTGTTTCTAAATCAAATATACTTGTCAGCTCTTGTTTTATAAGCTCTGGTTTAAATCGTTGCCATAAACGAAGAGTAAGATCAGCATCTTGTTCTGCATAAGGTCCAACATGCATAGCCGGTAATTTATACATTTCTGCTTTTGCATCAACACCCCATTCCCTTGCGGCTTCATACAAACCGGCTTCTGATTTTGTTTCTTGTAAATAATCTTTAGCTAAAACATTTAATGTATATTGAAATCTATTTTCATCAATTAGTGGCGCGGCAATTAATGTATCAACAATACGTCCTTTAACATCTAAACCCCATCGTCGTAACCACCCTACATCATAAGCGGCGTTGTGAAAAATTTTATCACAAGGTAGGTCTAAAATCTTTTTTAGTTGTCTTTTAATAAGATTTTCATCAAAATTACCACCACCATTTTGATGACGCATAGGAAAATATCCTTTCCATCCTTCCACAGCTATAGCTACACCTAGTACGTGCCCTTCTCCTCTTACCCAACCCGGTCCGAGTTCCTTTATGCTTGGATCGCATGTCTCCAAGTCAATTGCTATTTCTTTCGCGTCAGAAAGATTAGGCACCCTTTCCGGTGGTGACCATTCACTTGGTGGTTCAAATAAAGGCATCTGTATCATTCTTCATCCTTGTCTTGTATTTCGCCCGCAATCGCCGCATATCCCGCCATGTCTATGTAACAATCTGTTGTAGGTCTGTGTTTTAATCGTGCTACTTTTACAAGCAACATACATATCGCCACATCATGCGCTGATATATTATAATCTAAATATGCACTCCATAACTTTGAAATGTTTTCATGGTTTTGATACTTGTCTCCGTAATCCATTTGACGTTGGCCGGAAACTATTTTTGCGGCTGTATCTAAATACTCTCTAGTTTTCATCTTTCTCCTTTATGTTGATAGACCGTAAATCATTATTGAGTAATTGTAAATCAAGTAATAATATTTTTAACTGATGATCAACTTTCTCACGGTTAAGTTTTGGTAACTCAGCACGTATTCGTCGTACTTGTTTTTCTGTTACACCCACTTGTTTTAGTGCAGTGTCTATTGTAAACATTAAAACGCCTCCATAAATTCTCTGTCTGTTTGTGATCTCACAATATCCAGATTGTTTCTTGCGCGTGTCATTCCCACATAGAATACACGTCGCTCTTCATCTCGTTGCGACCAATATGCTTCATCAGACTTACGAGACAAAGCCGTTAATAACATGACATTATCTGCTTCACTACCTTTTGATCCGTGTATCGTTGATAGTTTGATCCGTGGTCCGCGTCTAATGTTTTCTTTACGACGTAAACATGCACGCACATAAGTTTTCTTGTCGCTTTCTATGTTTTCTAATACTTTAAACCAAGGTTCTTCCTTGCTAGCTAATAATCCATACTGTGTCGATAATGTGTCATATGTGTACATTTTTTCTTTATCGGCATTTTTCATTGCCTTATGTTCTTTTGATACACCCTTTCCAGTTTTAATATAGGTGTAAACTTTTCTCACTGTTCTTATGTCTATTGATTTACCTTTTCGTAAATCTTCCCATGCAAGAATAGATTCATGTATACCTTTATTAATAGAAGTTTCATCATTTCTTTCGTAATATACTCCTTCATTTATTAAATCTTCTTCAAGCGCATCTAATTGATATTTATCTCTTCCTAATATCAACCACTCTCCTTTTTTTAATTTATTTAATTGTGGAACAAGATGAATATTTACTTCACCCATTTCATCTCTTGATGTCCATTCTTTCTCTACTCTATCTTTAACACGTTTTATTAATGTGTCTGCTTTTCTGTGTATTAGTTTAGACAAACGATAAGACTCGTTTAAAATAATTCTTTCTCCATCCATGTTAATTAAGTACTCTGGTCTTGCACCCGCCCAACGATAAATAGCTTGATCATCATCACCCGCTACATATACTCGCTTTGCTTTTGTAATAACACGTTCTACCATTTTCCATTGCAACCAACTAAGGTCTTGCGCTTCATCTACAATGACAACATCAAAGTCTGGCATAAGGTCATAATGTTTTTTATTAAAGTCTACAATCATGTCGGTCATGTCATATTTGTTTCTCTTCTTTTTATAGTCAATCAATGACTCATTTATATATTTTAATTTTCGTAAACCGCCTTCTATATGTCCTATTTCGGGATAATTAAAATAAGCTTCTGGTGTTAGTCCTCTTATCTTTGCACCGTCTATTACTTGCATAAACACATCATCGGGAAAACCTGCGCCATATTTTTTCACTTTGTTATTTGGATTACTTAATTTTATTTGCAATTTGTTAGAAATAAAAGCGTAATCATTATCGTTCATAATGTTTTCGTCTTTTAAATGTAACTCTCTGTATGCTAAACTATGTAGTGTACGAAAGTTTGTAAAATCTTTCGTACTATAATTTAACTGTGAGATAGCACGCGATAGCGCTTCATCTGCCGCTTGATTAGTAAATGCAAGATAAGCAATCTTGTTTGGAGCAACCTTATTTACTTTTAATTCTGTTTCCAAAACATTTAACAAATATGTTGTCTTACCTGTTCCGGGCGGACCATATATTACTTTTCTCATTTTATTTTTAACTCCGCATTTGTTTCAATCCATACTCTTGCGCCACAACTTAATGGTTTATCTGGTCTATACACAACTTTTGATTCTCCTAAGATGGAAACCTCGTGACAATATGTATTACTCTTACCCTCCTTAATTGTAATTACTGGTTCATTTGTTCCATGTTTTTTATTTGCTTTAATTTTATGCATATTGACGTGTATTCTTTTCATTAAAAAGGTGTCTCCTCTTCCATGTTCGGTGTTTTAAAGTCTTCGGTGTTTTTTCTTATCCAAGGCAAATACCACAGGTACGCTGCTTTTCCTTTTATCCTACGTCTTATATCTCCGCCACCTAACTTGTTTCTAATATGTGCGGCCATTTGTGTAGAACTAAAATTTTTAAAATCATGTTTCTTCAAAAACTTTTGTAACTTATCGGATTTAAAGAACGCTGTCATTTTTTTCACACTCACTTCTCTTTCACCTTTTTCATCGTTTATCTTGTCTATGTATTCTTTTTTTTCAAACAATGCCTTACCCATATCGACTTCGTCTATGTGCTCTGCTTCTCCTTGATCCTCTAAAAATTGTTCTAGTAAAGTTTCAAATCTACCCGCTTTTGTAATTTCATGTGCCATTTCAATAATTACAACATTTTTCATTAACTGTTGTAATTTTCTTCTCCAAGCGGCTGTAGATATAACGCTTGGAACATCTATAATTTGATTCATACACTCCTGTCCAAATTGATGTTGATTGTATAATTGATCTGTAGTTACAATAACTCTTCTTCCGTCAACGTTTAAATACCATGTTGAGTCATCACTTTTATAAACAGTTAAATCGCCTATTTGACTATTAAAATTACCACCAACACCAAATTGCCTTAATTTACATTCTTCTAAACTACAATGAATACACATTGGCTGATCTTGACATTTATAGGCATACTCCTTTTTCTCATGCTGTTTTTGCATTTTTAAAACTTGCTTTGAAGATAAAGGTGGGTTCATATACTTGTGATTAAATTCATCTAATTTATCTTGCCAATCGTCTGGCCATTTCTTTTTTGTATACACTGCGTATTGAAACAGTGTGTTGTCTCTATTACCTTGAGGCACTCCCTGTGACATCAATGTTTCTAAACAAGGGGGACCATCATTAAAATTTTTTACTACATTCTTTCTTTTTGGTTTTATCTTTTTTAAATCTTCTTCGGACGTACAATAAGTATCATATAAAGAAAAGAAATCATCAAGACTAACAGCCATACCATCGTCATTAAAGCCATGACGAAAAGAATTACTAGCGTCGTGATAGGGAAGATTAAGAAAGTTTCCAGTATCGCCGCGATCCGCTTTAATTTCAATTTGTTTTGGAAATATTTCACAATTTGCATAACCTAGTGCTCCTGCCCATTCTTGTAGTTTATCACGCATTAACTTTGCTTGTATAGGTTTTTTTGTAAATAAAAATACGTGCGCACCCCCACTTTTCGATCTACACATAACAAGTGGTAATTCTAATTCTCTTATTTTTCTTATT